AATCTGGCATCTGATGTAATTGTAGCTTGGTTAACAGTTTCTGCTGATGACATAAAGCTAAATCCAGACCGTCTATTCTTGAGATAGCACATTCCATAGCTTCGTTTATCTGCCTTGCATGCCTCCCAGAATATAAAAAATAATCTGTTTGCTTCCCTATAATCTGGTCGCCCAACATCAATCTTGGTCCACTGCAGGTACATGTAGTGAGTACCAGTAATATAAGTAGGTTTACCTTTATTATTAAACCAATAACCCTCTTCGCGTCTGGTAAATTCTTTATCAATATACGCATACCACTCAGTTTTAAATGATTCTGGATAACTCTCCCAATCAAATATACTCTTAATGTTTTTGAGCTCTCTAGGATAATCCTCAGCAACCCATTTATTATCAGTATTAACTACTTCTTTAGGAACTGATGGTAATGCTATACACAAATTTTGTATTTCAAGCACTTCACCTATAGTTCCGTCTTTACTGATAACTACAACATCGTACTCCTTATTGTAACCATACTCCCACTTCTTATACCTGTTCATTCTTTTAATGACATTAGGCTTTATTGGTGTAACGGTTTTAACTAAAGTCTGTTCGTACATTATCTTGATATTCTTTCTGCAAATCCACTGAAGCTTTCTTTAGATTCAACAGGTTTGTTCTCCATCAAATTCTTCTCAGCTTCTATACGTGTAAGAATTTCAAAAGCATCGAATATTGCAAGCTTTTTTGTAGCGGCAGCGTTTTTTAATCTATCAGCAGCAAGTTCATCATCGCCACCTTCAACAATTATTTCTTCCTCTGCCACCCGTATAAGTTCGTGAACTGCCTTATACCCAGCTTGTATTATATTCGACTTCAGTTCCTTTGCGTTCATATTTAATTGAAATTGAATTAAGTGGTACTCTATATAATCGTTCGCCGTCTATAACGAACTCATATTCGCTGTTTGGTGTAAAACCTACTAAATCATTATCTTCTAAAAAAGTCTCTTAAATCGCGTCCTACGTGCTTTAAAACACCTGTTAGCGGCTCTTCTTTGTCTTCAGATAAATTATTAGTACTTTTAATTGGTTTTACAAAACAAAAACCCGGTGGGGTGTACCATTTACCACCTCTTTTATATAAAAATATTTGGTCACTAAAGCAAAAGTATTTATTTTCTTCAAAATAGTTACGACTATTTTTTTCATTGCCTCTTATGTCATAATATCTTCTAAATACATTATGATGAATAATTACTTCATCACTTATTTGTAGATCGTATTCGTCTTTAATAACTGGTGTTTCAATTATAATACCAGATCTATTTACAAACTTATGATCTTCAATCGATGTATTTAATATTAATTCTTGGCCTTCAACATCTTTCTTATTATTGTATCTACCATCAATTGGTTCAACAATATAAGCATGTGTATGCTTCATTAATATTCTAAATTAAATTCAATTGATACCGCCATATTCTTATTAAACTCTTTCCAAGGTAAAACCTCATCGTTCTTTTTAATATATATTTTATAGCAGTTTTCTTCTTCTAGTATTTCTGATATAATGTGACCTCCAAAAACTTCTTGCCCTATTGAGTAGTGCATGGCATCATTTTTGTAGTCACGACCAATACTAATCTTCCGTATTAGATTCATCTTCTTTAATTGTTTCGTAACTACCGTCTTCTATATTGATATTAATCTTACCATAAGTTTCTTGTAGTTCAGATTTAAATTTATTTAACTCTTGACTAATTAGGTCATATCTATGTAAAAGCGTATGTTTTTGTATTTCAATTGAACCTAATTGTGTTTGTGTTGTTTTTAACACAGTTGATAGATTTTGAAGCTTAGTCAGCTCTTCAGTTTTAATTTGATTTTTCATTGTATAAAATTTAAGTTAATATAAGTATTTATTACGTATTTTTTAATTAAGTTATTGGGCTTCCTAAATCAGGCATATAATCACTTTGTACTCTCCATACTCTTTCTGTAGAAGGTGCTCCAATTGAATCCCAGTTTACACCATCATTAGACATTTTCCAATAACCACCGTTAGAGCACGCATAAATATTTCTACCATTAGATCCGCATGCCGTATATATTTGATTTCCTGATACTAATGTATTAGCTAATGTCCAACTAATACCATTTTTTGAAGTGTATATATACATTGATGAGTATGCGGATATTAAAGTCCATAATCCTAATTCTTCATTATATGCAATATCCCCAAATATATAATAACCGCTAAATTGAGAACTAATATCAATCCACGTTGTTCCATTATCAGGTGAAAAAACAGCAGTTGGAGAAGTTCCTGCTGATGGCCTTCCTGCAGCAACTATTTCCCCCTTATAATTTGACCCAATAGCTGTTACATATTCTGAATTTGTACTAATTGGCAATGTTACATTTGTCCAGCTAGAACCATAATTATCTGTATAATATATTCTATTTTTAACATCACCA